CTAGTAGATTATCAAATGGATTCATATATAATATTTATAAATGTGTGCGATTTTTTGTAGTAATAATCTATCTAAATTTGAAGTCTTATATGAAGCCAATAAACATAGAGGTAAATTTGCTTCTAGCGTGATGGTTTTAACCGATGCAAATGAACAAGGCATCTATAAAAGTGTCGGTCATCTCGACGCTGAGTGTGTTAATATATACGATAATAGCATGTATTATATAGGTCATGTTCAAGCACCTACCTCAGATAAGCGGGCATGGTTATATGATACTTCACATCCTTTTGAATCTTTATCGTGGTCTGTTGTTCATAACGGGGTAATTAGTAACTGGCAAGAATTAAATAAAAAGTTTGTTCCGTGGAATGTTAACCCTGTTGATACATCTATAATACCAGCTCTATTTCAATACTTTATAGAAGACTGTAAAGGTGAATGCCCAGCTCATGTAGCAATAGCTAAGACGCTCGATATGCTGCACGGTACATTTGCTATAGTATGCGTTGATACTGATTCGAATGATGTATACTTAGCAAGACAAGGAAGCACTCTACATTTTAACGCTCAAGGTGATGTTTCTACAATTGCTGGTGAAGGATTCACAGAAGTACCGGAAGGTATTATTTACATGCTACAAGATTCAAAATGGGTTGAAGTAAACAAGTTTCATCAATCATCACCGTTCCTATTTATATAATTATGTCAATCAACAAAACACTATATTTTTCAGCAACAAAAGGTAAAAAAGAAGATACACTACTTTTTAAAAATACCTCTACATATAATCAGTTCTTTTTTGCTGAAAACAACACTTTACCTTTACCGCAAGTTTATAATAAAGCTATCGATTTAGCATTATCAGAAAACAAAGACTATCTAGTTCTATGTCACGATGATATTATAATTGAATCTGATATACCATATAAGCTGCCTGATATTTTAAGATCAGATTATGATATGGTAGGAGTAGCAGGTACAACTCAATGTAAACTTGCCGAGCCAGCATTGTGGCATATAATGGGTGGTCAAGGTAACTTACACGGCGCGGTTGCGCACGGAAGTGAAACAGAGAAACATATGACTACATTTGGACCATATCCAAAACGTGTACTGTTAATTGATGGTGTTTTAATGGCTATACACAGACGGGTTTTTGAGAAGGTGAGATTTAATGAATCCAATCCAGCTGGCTTTCACTTCTACGATCTTGCGTACTGTCTTGATGCGCATGCTGCTGGATTTAAAATAGGCGTTTCAGATATAATGATTACCCATGCATCACCCGGACTAAAAGAATTTACACCTGAATTTTTAGAAGGTCAAAAGTGGTTTTTAGAACAGTATAAGGGTAAACTATAATATATATGAAGATTGATTTTGATTTTTTTGAAAAGATTATTTGTTATAAATCGTTATCAGATTCAACATATCTATCAACTATTGTTGATCACATTAAACCTTCTTATTTTAAAGATAAAAATATTGGTAAAGTTTTTGCTATTATTACCGCGTTCAATGAAAAACGTGGTAACCCTCCTACGTTAACCGAACTCAAAACATATCTTACAACAGATGAATTGAGACAATCATTTAAGCAGCTTGTAACGTCTTTTGCAGATATTGATAAAAATATCAATAAAGATGAATTGTATGAAAATACAGAGCAATTTCTTAAAGAGAAAGCCGTTTATCATACAATGCTTGATATTGCAAGTGATATCGCAAAAGGCACTGTCGATACTGGTGCAATGCTCGATAAATTTGAAAAATCGTGTAATATTTCATTAGTAACTGATCGAGGCTTAGATTTATATAATGATGTAGAAAAGTTAATTGAAGATCTTACATCTGTACAAAAAACTATACCTTCAAATTGGGAATGGTTAGATACAGCTTTAAACGGTGGATTTCTTGAAGCTGGTAAAGCGTTGTATATCTTTGCTGGCGAAACAAACATCGGTAAATCTATATTCCTTGGTAATATAGCAACGAATATTAGCAATAACGGTAAAAATGTATTGCTAATTACTCTCGAAATGTCTGAATTACTCTACGCAAAAAGACTGTGCTCAAATGTAAGTAAGATACCTCTTAATGAGTTAGCTATTAACGCATACTCTATACGTGAAACAATTAAAGAGAGACGAGAAGGTACAGGTAAGATCTTTATCAAAGAGTTTCCTCCAAGTACGATTACACCTAATCAACTAAAAGCGTTTATTAAAAAGATAACTGATACAGGTGTTAAGATTGATGCAATTGTACTTGATTATGTTAACCTATTACATTCTCCTACAGGTAGTAACTCGTATGAACGTATTAAGATTGTAACAGAGCAGGTAAGAGCAATGTCTTATGTATTTAACTGTCCAATTATTACAGCTACCCAGTTAAATCGAGGTGGTTTTGGTATGGAAAATCCAGATCTAAATACAATTTCTGAATCTGTTGGATTAGCAGCTACAGCTGATGTTATCGTATCTATCTTTCAAACAGAAGAAGATCGTCAACTTGGTATCATTAGATTAGGAATGATGAAAAATCGTTACGGTCAACGTGGACATACTCAAGCTATGAAAATTGATTACAATACTCTATCTATCACGCAAGCAGAAGAAGATGTTTTTTCATCAAACGATAGCGCATTTCAAGCTTTAGAGTTTTTACAGAGTTGATTATACAGGAATACCCTTTAAATAACATATAATGAAGGTATGTATATGGACAGATAATGATCTTGACGGAGCAGGATCAGCATGGCTTTTAAAGACTGTTTTTAAAAAGGCAGAAGTCTCTATACATGAAGCGTTAGACTTTGAATTTTGTGGATTAATTAAAGGTTGGTTTGCTCAATACTACGACGAGTATGATAAGATTTTTATAACAGATCTGAACATCCCAGCTGAGATTCTATCAATTGTAGATAGAGAAAAGGTAGTTATTATTGATCACCACCAAAGTCATTTCGATGTTAAGGATCAATACAAGCAAGCTACTGCTATAATAGAAATCGATACATCTTGCACAAATCTTATACGTCGAAAGTTTAGTAAGGTACTTAGTACTTTAACTCTACCACAAGAGCAGTTGATATCACTCATAGACGATTACGATAGTTATAAGTTAAAATATACAGAGACATTAAAGTTAAACGCAGTATATAAATCGTACAATAAACCGAAAGTTGATAAGTTTATAGAATCATTCAACGATGGTATACGAGAATTTAATGCGTACGAAATTAATGCAATTAGCTTGTTTTTCAAAAAATATAAGCAAACTATTCAAGATGCAGAATTTTTTCAAGGCACTATAAAAGGGTATAAAGTTGTAAGTTGCGTAGCTCACTTTGCTATTAATGAAGTTGCAAGCTACGCGTTAAGAAAATATAATGCTGATATCGCTATTATCGTTATACTTGATGCTAAAGCTGTTTCTTTTAGAAAGAGTTCAAATACATGCGATGTTAAACTTAACAAATTAGCAGAGATTTTATGCGACGGTGGTGGACACGAATATGCTAGTGGTGGAAAGTTAACTGAAAACTTTTTAAAATTCATACAAACATTAACTCCATGTATCAACTAAAAGATATCAATCCTGCGTCGCAAATTATAGAAAGAGAAAGTACACATATACTGTTATCTTTCTGTACTTTTTGTACATTATTAAAAGGTAAAAAGTTATCTTATCAAAATGTGTTTATTCTCGTACTACAAGATGAAAAAATCCGAAATATCTTAAAGGATTTACTATCTATTGATTCAACGATAGATATAATAAAATTATTCATTGAGTTTGATCCAACGATTACAAAAAGTAAGTACGTTACAAAATATATAAACAGTCAAAAAGGTAAACATGATAACAGATTTTGAGAAATTAATATACAATAATTTTTTAGCAGCAAGAAAAAAAATCAAAAAACAACCATTTAAGCTTAGACAAGACTTTACAAAGCTAGACTCGACTACAATCTTACAACTTAAAAAGTTAGAAAGTTTCTTTAAAAATAACAAGTACGTAAATATGGAGATGTTTTTTACATCTCCATATATTGTTTACTCAACAGAAGAGTTTTTTGATCTACAATTTTTCTTAACAAGAAAAGCTCTAACATGCTTCACCTTATATTGCAAGCAGTTAGAAACGTTAGAAGCTGACACAGAAGAAAATATAGAAAAAGTTAGAGAAAGTCTAAAATTTATCTATAAATACTGTGTAGATAATAATCTTACATTAACTGATTACAATAATCTTGTAATAGGTCAAATGCCAGGCGTACTATCACATCTTAAGGAATTCAAGATAAATTTCTACACGTTACACGGCTTAAATAATAAACAATCTCAGCAAGTAGAAAGAGATCTGCTAGAATTCATTATACCAAACTTTTTTAAGACATATCATATAACTCAACAAAATTACATTAAATCAATAAAACTTAAAAAATTTTTTAAGGGAAGTTTAGAAATAATTGAAAAACAACTCTTGAAAACCAAAACGAATAAACTATAATAAATGAAACCAACAACTAAGACAACTAAGACAAATAAGACAACAACTATGACTAAATTCAATACATCAATGTTTCAATCAATTAAGGATGCCCTTAAGAAGAATGAAGAAGAAAGTAATGCGAATAATACCTATAGCGAGATTCTAAAGACTTCTCCGGGTAATACATATACTGTTAGGTTGCTTCCTAACAGTAAGGATATCAAGAATACATTCTTCGAATATCAAATTCAAGGATGGGTATCGTTTGCAACAGGTCAGTACGTACAAGCTATTTCACCGGCAACTTTCGATGAACGAGATCCAATTGCTGAAGAACGCTATAAGATTCTACGCACCGGATCAGAAGACGATAAGGCAAAGGTAGCTGCTGTTCGTCGCTCAAACAAGGTTCTTGTGAACGTTTATGTTATCGATGATCCAACTAATCCGGATAATAACGGTAAGGTTAAGATTCTACGATACGGTAAGCAGCTCCAAAAGATCATTATGGAAGCGATTGACGGTGAAGATTCTGAGGAATACGGTGAGAAGATCTTCGATCTTAGCTCTGACGGTGTCAGCTTTAAGATTAAGTGTGAAAATCAAGGAGATTATCCAACGTATGTCTCATCACGCTTCACTACAGCAGGTAAGACTAATCTGAGTGAAAGTCAGCAAGAGCAGATCTATAATTCAACTTTTGATCTTACAAAAGTCTTCTCTGTAAAGAGTTATGATGAATTAAAGCAAATGTTTGATGAACATTACTATTGCAAGACTGAATCTGAGCCAGTATCTGAGCCTGTGTATATCAAGGCTGCAGTACAGGAGTCAAAGCCAGTAACTGAAGTTGTTTCAACACCTAATATGACTGAAACAACTGATATCGATGACGAAATTGACAATCTACTAAAGGATCTATAATGAATACTGACCAAGCTGCATTATTACAATTTCTAGGTACTTTTCACGCGCAAGCGAAAGAGACAGAAAAGCAAATTGTAGATATGAAGTCTGGTATTAGACCTATTAGTGAAAGTATAAAAGAAAAGTTTGCGCAGGTGCTAAACACGCCTGCGCAAACTTTTTCACAGACACAAATAGATAATACGCAACCATATATACAACCTCAGCAACCACCGCAATTATCAGACCCTACACAATTAGAGTTAAATTTATTTAACCCGCCTGTTAATGTGCCATATAACAATGATCGTGTTATTGAACTTTTAAGTAAAATAAACTCGAATATTGAACGTCTTTGTTCTATACTAACAAAAAATGCGTGTGAAGAAAAGCCTAAGCCTAAAAAATCAGTCTGAGTTTGTTACATTTCTTGATTCTGTTAACTCTATTAATACCTCAGCAATCTTTACTGTAAAAGCAGGTTCTAACGTTGAGATATCGACAATAGCTTGTAATAGTG